AACAGTACCGTTCCCGGTACTGATAACTCTGATCCTGAGATCACCTTCGCCGTTGATACCGACGATGATGGTATCGCTGATTTCTACTTTGTCGCGGATTCGGCCTCTGGCCTAGCCCGGATTGCTCCAGGCACTCGTATCGACACAACCGGCGACGGTCAAGCCGATTCCGTGGCAGTAGATACCGACAATGATGGGATTTCTGACACCATCAAAGGCGATTCCAATAATGACGGTCAGCCGGATCATGATGATCCATCAACCCCAAACACTGACGAATCTGCACCTCCCGGGGATACCAATGCCGGGGGTTCTGGTGGGGGCAATAACTCTGGTGGCAACGATACCGGCACTTGTGTAGATAACCCGAACACGCCTTGGAATGAGTGCGACACCGATGGCGATGGTGAAGGTGGGGATCCCGGTGACGGTTCCTGTCAGGACGATCCGAATACACCGTGGAATGACTGCTCTATTGGGGCCGATCTTGATGGCTGCAACAAGCAGCCGGAAGTCTCTGGTGATCCTCTCCAAGCAGCAGCTATTTTTCTTGCATGGCAATCGGCCTGTTCCGGTTATGTAACGCCCGAACAACGTGGTAACGGTTTAGACCTTGCCGACAATCGACCCGAAGATGATGGTTCCTTCCTGTCGACCGCTGTTGATCTGCCTTCCTCATTAGATCAATCAGGTTTTCTAGGCTCCGGTTCTGGTCTACCGGATTACTCGTTATCAATTCTCGGTGAGTCCTACGACATTGAAGTCAGCAAGTGGGAGCCGTTCTTACAAACAGCCGGTGCTCTCCTGGTAGTGATGTCGCTACTGTGGGCAGGTCGGTTGCTAGTCGAGGTCTAAGCCATGGCAGGGATACTTATTGGAGGCTTAACGTGGTTCTTTGGCACCTTTCTGTCAAAGATGGTTTACCGCGTCATGTTCGCCCTCGGTGTTGGGTTTGTCGCCTATGAAGGTATTGATCTCCTATTCGCCACACTTGATAGCCAAATTCGTAGTGGGCTCGGTGGGCTAACTGATTACGCCCTGGCAGCAGCCCAACTCCTACAACTCGATGTCAGTGCATCAATCATTCTTTCCGCGTATGCCGTCCGTGTGTCCATGATGGCAGCGCGAGTAGCCCTTAGAGGTCTTACCTGATGCTTTATTTGGTTACAGGTACCCCCGGCGCCGGAAAGACTCAATACACCTTAAAACAGGTTACGCAAGATGAACACTTTAAGAACCGAGATGTTTATACCTATGGAATCCCGGGTCTTTCCGCTGATCTCGGGTGGCATGAACTTACTGATCCAGAAAAATGGGATCAGGAAGTATCTAATGGTTCAGTTGTTATTATTGACGAGGCGCACGCTGTCTTTCCCCGGCTCAAGGTGGGGAGTCAGAAGCCGAAACATTTTGAACCTCTATCGACGCACCGTCATAGAGGTTTGGACGTGTTCGTTATTACCCAATACCCGAACGACTTGGATATTTATGTTCGTGGTCGGGTTGGTTGGCACTACCATCTTAAAAGGAAGATGGGCATGGAGGCCTCTATCATTCATAAAGCGAATGAGGCCTTTTACCCCGGCGACAAGGAAGCCATGGGAAAGTGCCAAACCGAAATCTACAAATTCGATAAAAAGACTTGGGAACTCTACGACTCTGCTACCGTCCACAACGTCCAAAAGAAATTCCCCAAAAAACTGCTCTGGCTCCCCGTCGGTGTTATTGTTGCCGTCGCCTGTATCGGCTTCGCCTACAAAACCCTCGCCGGGATGATTCAGACCGATCCACAAAAACAATTTGAGATCGTTGACCATCCAACCGAGTCCATAGCCGAAGGCCAGGAGTCGGTTATTCCCAAAATTCACATGACTGCGGTCGATACCGCGACCTATCTTCGACAGTATGTTCCTCGTGTCGAAGGGCAGCCCTGGACTGCGCCCCGCTACGACGAACTGATGCAGCCTCGTCGTGCACCGAAACCTGCAGGGTGCATCCATAACAAGCATACAAACGTTTGTAGGTGTATCACTCGGGATGGTGCCGACCTGGCAGTCACCCGCGAATATTGCATGGGTTGGATGTCAGGGAAATTTAAATACTTTGATGACACCATCCCCGATTCCGACTATAGTCGTGGGCCAACCGATGACAACCGTTTAGAGGACGGTGAAACATGATCGACTGGATAAAGATTAGATTTCTCTGCAACCACAAACACGAAATATCAGGCGACAAACTAATCACCATTGACCAGGATGGAGAGGTCAAATGGGAAATGTTAAAGAGTCGCGGAATTGTTGGTTCGCACGACACCCGGATTTTTGTTAAGTCCATTCAGCAACCCTTAACGCCTCGTATAGGTGTTGATCTAGGCAATAGAACGCATACCCTCGAAGTCGAGGGTAATTTTGTTAAGTTCTTCCAGGGTCACAATATCGACGGCTCCGAAAACCTTAAGGGTTTGATCTTCCATATGCTCGACTACCTAATCGAGCTGCCAGAGTTAGGATTAGAACCAACGGTCTTTGACCGGAATTCCTGGGTTAATGGATTCATCAAATTGCACCGTGTTGATGTAACCCGCTCCTGGGATTTAGGCACTCAGGAGGCGGTCGATTCCTGGCTGAAAGGCACCCAAGTAAACGCCCAGGTGCAATACAAAGGGCGATCAGTCTATGAAGAAGGGACCGTTTACTTCGGCAAAAGATCGAAGCATTGGTCCATGAAGTTTTACAATAAAGCCCGAGAATTAAAGGCTAAAGGCCACCGTCTGCCGGATGAATTCAGCCATTTAAAGGACCAGATCCCCGGCATATTGCGGGGTGAGTTAGTATTTAGGAAGCGTAAACTAGAAGCCCTAGAGTTAGAGTGGCTAGGAAACTGGAAGCCAGAATCGGCTGATAACCTATACAAGGAATATCTAGGAAAAATGAGTCTAGGAACTAGAGTCAGAGTTACAGATAACGAACTTGCGGAGATGCCACGAAGCCTCCGCGCAGCCTATTTACACTGGAAAAATGGGGAGGATGTGACCAATCTATACTCCCGCGCTCAGATGTATAGGATCAAAAAAGGGCTGCTCGACTACGGTATCGACGTTACCGCTCCGCAGCCTAAAAAGGCTGAAGTTATCCCTCTGGTGCGCTATGTGGAAGCCAAACAGTGGGAAGCCCCCCAGGAGTGGCACGAAAAAGGCCTGATATTTCACCCTGGCAAGGTATAATTTAGTTACAGTCGATCATGACTGAACCGAGGGGGTGCCTCTAACGCCCTTTCACTGGAAGCCCCCGCTTAGGGGGCTTTCTTTTTGCCAAACCATCGCTCCCAGACGGTCGTCGGAGTCTCCAGGAGGAAGGTTTGCTGCTTTCGCATATCCTCAAGGTTCCTCTCCAGGAGTCCGATTTCCCGATCCTTGCCCAGGCTCCGCTGAACTTCTAGGTTCAGATCGGCTTTTAGTTTGATGTTCTCTAGTTCAAGTTCACGCACTCTTGAACGTAGCGATTCAGCAACGTCCGGAACACGAACATTTGTGCCATTTTGAGACTCTCCGGGATTCGTGTTTGGTTCACCGAACACCATCACCAGATCGGTGAAGTCGAAATACTGGCGAGTCTTTTTTCCGTGTGGTCGATTCCTGGGGGTCAGTTTCCCCTCTCGGACACGCTTTCGGATGGTGTTTGTGACTACGCCAAACTGCTTAGAAGCCTCGGTAATCGTTAACTCGGGCATTGGTTCACCTCAGCACAGAACGTGCATCAGGGTTCATTTCCGCGCATTATGAACGATCCCGCATTCATTCGCCTGGTAGCCTGTCGATCCCCTAGTGAGTCGAAACCGGTTCTCGCGGTCGATCCACTCAAACAACGCCACATCGCCGATCCCGCGATCGCCTGGGCCGAAAGGCCGAAGGGCGCGACGCGCCCGGCCTCGGCCAAATGTACGGTCCCTGTAATACCGTACATTTGTCTCAATATGAGACACTTTTAAACCTAGCCAAATAAGCCAACCCTATTGTTTTGGCAGACATTTTTTTTCTGCCAAAAAAAAACCGGCCCAAAAGGCCGGTTCGATTTTTTTTCGGGGCTTCAATCAGGCCGTTTTCCTCATTGCAGCCCCGGGAGAGTCGTTCTGGCGACGGTCTGACGGTTCTTTTTTTTCAGGATTCAGGTTCTCGACCCATTCCTGGAAGTCGCCAATACGCACGTCCTCAATCTCAACGAGGACCCGCTGCAGAACGAAGTCAATCGCACGCTGTACCGAGTAACCCTGTTGTGCAGCCACCATTTTTAGATATTTGTGGTGCGTTTGGTTAATTCCGACGTTCACGCGAGGCGCATTTGCATCGACTCGCGCTAAAGTTTCTTCCCATTGGTTTGTCATGGCTATATGCCTCCTGTGAAAGAGTGGTTTTTCATGACTTCAGTATATCGTGATTTGATATACCACAATGAAAATAATCGCACTAATTATTTGACGTACAGAATTGGTCTATCACATAATAGGGATCATGATTTCATGAGATCATGAAATCTAGGATTCTCACTAATTGATTAATTCATTAAGGAAATACGTCATGCAACTGAAATTTGAAATAGCAAGCGAAGAAGTCCGATCCAAAAACAAGACAACCGCAACCGGTGAGCACTACATCGCTCGCGCCCAAGACGCATATCTTTTCGTCGAAGGGCAGAAGTACCCCACACCGGTTGTTATCGATATCCCTCGGGATGGTGCTCCGTATCCTGTCGGGTTCTACACAGTCTCTGACGATTCGTTCTACGTCAATCGTTACGGTCGTCTGGATGTGTTCCCCCGTCTTATGCCGTTGGACAAAAAAGCAGCCTAGTTCGCTAGTCATGTCTTTCGACATTGTTGCAGCCTGTACAACTGCCGGTGCCAAATCGTGCGGTCAGTTCTTTCAGGCTAATTGTTTTCCCGATCCCGCGAATTGTGGGATTGGGGATTCAACCATCCTCGGGATTGCTGAGTACCAACAACTGATTCCAAGCATAGCCCTTGTTCTTGGCCTTGCTTTCATCATTCGGACAGTGATTCAACTGATGGGGGTTCGATAGTGATTGATGTTGCCACTGTCTACTTCATCACGATGTTTGCTGCCCTCCTGATCATGTTTCGATGAATGAGGCGCATCGGAATATGAGTCTCCCAAACCCTGCCTCGGAAACTGCAATCATGAAAAAGTTCGCTCTTGCTTCTCTCGGTGTCCTCCTGCCTGTGGCAGGTGCGTTTGCTCAGGTTGATGTAACTGCCGAAGCAGCGCAGATCACCACGGACGGAACTGCTGCCATCACCGCAATCGGTGGTGCGTTGGTCGGTCTGGCCGTTGTGGCCGTTGTGTACAAGTGGGCCAAAGGAATGATCTTTGGTTAAGCACTTCTGAGTTAGCCCCCCTCGGGGGGCTTCTCTTTTTTCACCCTTTCGATTTAGAGGATCGACCATGAACAGACATTTCATTAACGATGAATTCCCTTATGAATTCATGACAGCCAAAGACCCCTGCCAACATTGCAAAAGCAAACCCTACTGTGCCGAAGCCTCCGCGATCTGTGTAGCCTTCGATCAATACGTCAGTACTGGATGGTTTGACGAGGACACGATTGGTAAACCGGTCCTCGGGGGTTATGACGAACTGCTGCAGGACAAAGGTCACTGGCGCAAACGAGTGTTTGCGTCATGAAACAAGTTCAGATTCCCTCCTTCCCACCTAGAGGAATGTCCAGGTGGGAATACGAAGCCCAAGTGGCCCGTTATCACCTCAAAAAAATGCGGGAGATTTTG